AGATAGCGTTACGTTAAGTGGGTGTGGGGCTACCTATAACGGCACGTACACAATTACAGGCACTATCCCCTGGACTGCCGGCACTGCTACGCAATTCCCGTCTATTGCTTTTAATAACAGATTAACTAATTACCCTAACGGCTATAGTTTTATTCAGTTTGCTAAAACCGCATCTAACGCTAATTTTACTCGCGTATTGCCTTATGGCTCAGCCGTAGGAGCAGATACTAAAACAAACACTTACGCTACTACCCCAGCCGTGCGCGAGGCCGCCATGATCTTGGCCGTAGATATTTTCCAAGCACGTCAAGTATCGCAAACAGGCGGCGTTACTATTGACGGCTTTAGCCCAAGCCCATATCGCCTCGGAAATTCAATGATCGGCAAGATCCGTGGACTTATTGCCGGATACACAAATCCCGGGGCTATGGTCGGATAGCAAATGCCAGCCCCAATAACTACGCTCCGCGCATCTCTAGCTGCTGCTTTAGCTAATAGTGCGCTGTATAGCACCTACGATTTTCCACCTCCAACGATTACTGCCAATAGTTGCATTGTGGCTCCGGCTGATGGCGATTACTTAACCCCGAGTAATAACACAAACTTAAATATCTCACCTTTAGCAAACCTAAAAGTTATTTTGACGGTGCCGTTACTAGATAATAAAGGCAACCTCAATGGCATAGAGACAATGGCGTGTGCAGTGTTCAAAAAACTAGCGCAGTCCACAATAGTAATGAACGTTGGCAGTATGTCCGCGCCTAGCGTGCTTAGCGTGCAAAGCGGAGACCTACTTACGGCATCTTTTAATATAAGCGTACTAACGAGCTGGGAGTAGAAAATGGGATACACAGAGGAAGATATAGCGTTTTTAATCAAGATCGGTCAGATAACCGAGACTGGTAAAAAAGAAACAAAAACCGCACCACCTATAGAAAAGACGGAGGAATAACAACAAATGGCCATATATCTCAGTAATACGGTTGTTGTTACGCTGAACTCGATTGCACTTAGCGATCACGTTACAAGCGCAACAATTAACCGAGCTTTTGACGAGCTAGAAGTAACCGCTATGGGTAGACAGGATTGCCCACTCGCTGCGTAAGCGGCGATGAAAATTACTGCGCTATATCGGTGAAGGCTCCTTAAGGGCGAGTTAATACCGAGGCAACCTGCGAAAGCAGAGAGTCCGTAACGACTACACGCGCAGCTCCTAGTAATAGGATGAAGATATAGTCTGAACTGCACCAATAGCAAAGGTGCAGAAGTAAGCAGAAATGACTTACTCGCCGCAAGGTGGTAACAGCTTGGATACAGCTCACAAATTCGTCAAGGGCCTTGAGGCCAGCACTATTAGCTTAGATTTCCTAAGCGATACTGCAGCCGCAAACGTAAACGCAACTCTGCAAGCTGCCTGGGGTACAACAGTGCCACTTACACTTAAGCAGACAAGCGCCGCCGTATCAGCGACCAACCCGCTATACAGCACAACTATTTTGGTCAATAACACAACCGATATTAACGGCGCAGTAGGCGATATTGGCACACAGTCAATTACGTTTACTTGCAACTCACCTATCGTAATTACAACAGCGTAATAAAAACTAAGGGGCAAAGAGATGGCAAAGTTAAAAGTTACAAGGGTAGACGGCTCAGTCGGAGAGTATCCAATTACGCCGTTGGTTCAGTATGGTTTTGAGGTTTACGCTAAGAAATCGTTTTATTCAGCGTTTACTCAAGAACAGAAAATGAGCGATATCTTTTGGCTAGCTTGGGAGTGTGTACGTAGATCAGGGGAAACAGTACCTATGTTTGGCGAGGAGTTTATTAAAACTTTAAGCAGCGTGGACGTACTAGACGATGACCCGCAGTAGGGCGCGACTCGATTACTCACCTGATAGCAACGCTATCGGTAAGGCTCGGGATCGCGCCTCAAGCGATATTAGAACTAGATGAAGTAATGCTCAAAAGTTTAATAAAGGTTTTGCAAGATGATGCTAAGGAGATGAAAAATGCCAGCAACAGTAAAAGGCGGCGTTGAACTCCGTAGAGCGTTACGTAACTTTGCACCTGAGTTAGGTAAAGAAACTCAAAAGGAGATAGCAAACGTGCTAAAGCCTATTGTGAAAGATGCTCGAGCTCTGATCCCTGCCTCATCGCCTTTAAGTAATTGGGCTAGACCGGGTGGACGTTTTCCTATCTTTGACCCAACAATTATGCGCCGAGGTATTGGATATAAGACCACTCCCTCTAAACCTAACTCTCGTGGCTTTACTGCTTTGGCACAAATACGAAATAGGTCAGCCTCAGGTGCTATCTATGAGACTGCCGGGCGTAATGCATCCAGTAACAAACCCTCTGCACGTCCTAACTTCTCCGAGGCTTTAGGGCCTTTGCAAGGTTCAGGTCGAGATCGAGGCCGTGCGATGTTCGCAGCTTATGAGAAAGATTACGGCAAGGCACAAGCCGCAGTACTAAAGGCTATTAAAAACGCAGGCGATAAGTTTAACGCGACAGTAGGTAAGCGATAATGGCCAATGTAGTCATAGATATTGCCGCGCAATTTACCGGTAAAAATGCTTTTAAACAGGCAGAGACATCAGCGCAAAAGTTAGAGAAAAGCGTAGCCAAGTTAGGCAAACAATTAGCCGGAGTCTTTGCCGCATCTAAACTTTATGCTTTTAGTAAAGCATCCGTTAAAGCCTTTGCAGCCGATGAGAAAGCCGCACGATCCTTAGCACTAGCCCTAGCTAATACAGGTAACGCCTTTGCAGCTATTGAGGTAGAGAAGTTTATTGCAGACTTACAACGTGCTACGGGCGTGCTCGATGATAACTTGCGACCAGCCTTTAGAACTTTGCTTACAGCTACAGGCGATGTAAGAAAGTCACAACAAGGTTTAGCCCTAGCTCTAGATATTGCAGCCGGTACTGGCAAAGATTTAGGCGCTGTATCTACGGCCCTTGCAAAGGCATACGGTGGACAAACAACAGCTCTTAGCCGCCTCGGTGCAGGCTTATCTAAAGCCACTTTAGCCTCGGGCGATATGGATGCAATTACCCAGGCACTCACAGACAAATTTAGGGGCCAAGCACTAGCTGCAGCCGAGGGTTATTCAGGTTCGATAGATCGCCTAGCCGTTGCATCTGCCAATGCTAAAGAGATTATCGGTAAAGACCTGCTCGATGCTATGCAACTCATAGCAGGCAAAGATGGCATAGGTGGCGCGACTACCGCTATGGAGGGCTTTGCTACTCAAATAGGTAATGCCATTTACGGCATAGGGGTACTTATAGCCAAGTTAAAAGAAATACCGGGTGCAGGTTTTATAGCAGATGTACTTACAGCTCCTACTGGTTTATTAGCCCTAACCTCTAATTTTGGTAAAAATCGCAAGGCAACAGCCGCAGGTACTCCGGCTCAGTCACCTGGGCAACGCAGGGCCATAGATAAAGCCAATGCCGATGCCCTTAAACTAGCTAAAACCAAAAACGCTCTTTCAACAATAGATAACGCAAACACGACTCGCAAACTAGTCCTTACAGCAGATCAACAGGCTTTAGAGGAATTAAAAAAGAAGTTTGACGTAGAGCGCATAGGTTTGTTTGCAGCTCTGAATAATGCTACAGATCAAGAAACTCAAATGCGTCTCCGGTCACTTATCGCTATTCACGATAATGATGCTGCCCTTGCTCTGAAAATTAAAAATGAACTTGCAGCAGCAGAGGCTGCCAAACTACTTGAAACAGCTATGAAAAACTCTTTGTCTTATTGGGCAACTTGGCAGACAGAAATTGGCAACGCAATTAAAGCTGCTGCTATGGCTGCCTTAGCAAGTACTGCAACTACAACTGTACCTACGGCTACGACCTATTCCCCAACTCCTTATGCTCCGGGTGATATACCAGGCATTTCAGGCCAGCGTGGGTTTAGGTTTGCCGGTGCAGACTCATCCCCTACCTTTGTTATCAACGCACAAGGTATCGGCGATCAACAAATAGCCACAGTAGTCCAAAACGCTATACAAGAACTTAACCGTTACGGTAACTCCACTACTTACGCCGGTGCCCTATGACCGTACCTACAGTAAACGCAGTCATTAACTTTTCTACTGGCCCTGCCTTTGCTCAGGCGATGATTATTGACCAGGGTATTTTAGGTACAAACGTGTTAGCAGATAGTGCTGCCGTTATTGTGGATGTAAGTAACCAAGTAAACAATATACAAATAGATAGAGGCCGTAACGCTCAGGCAGACCAATTCCAAACAGGGCAATTATCTCTACGTATCGTGGACCAAAACGGAGATTTCAACCCTCAAAATGCAGCCGGGCCATATTATGAGCTACTAGATCCGATGCGTAAGGTACAAATAACTGCTACCTATGCAGGTACTACCTATCCATTGTTCTCGGGGTTTATTACGAGTTATACAACTACAACTCCACTTAATGCAGACGAGGTTTGTTACACAACTATTGCCGCGGTTGATGCACAGCGCCTAGCCCAAAACGCTCAGATTAGTACGGTGGCAGGTGCAACAGCCGGTGACTTATCGGGCACTCGCATTAACCAAATCCTAGATACTATTGACTGGCCCGAGTCTATGCGCGATGTAGATGCAGGCCTTACTACTTTGCAGGCAGACCCAGGTACAGCTCGTACATCCTTACAAGCTATGCAAACAGTCGAGATTTCAGAATATGGTGCATTTTATGTTGATGCAACGGGCAGTTTTGTTTTCCAAGATCGCTCTGTCACTACTGCAAGTATCGCTGCCACCCCTACCGTGTTTAACGATAACGGCACAGACATAGGCTATGCCAATGCAGTATGGAGATTAGACGATACTCTCGTATATAACTCAGCGAGCATCACTCGTACAGGCGGCACGGCTCAAACAGCTACAAACACTGCCAGTATTGCTAAGTACTTTATCCACTCGTATAACCAACAAAACCTGCTTATGCAAACAGATGCAGTAGCTCTAGATTATGCACAGGCCTACATAGCCTCTAGGGCTGAAACAAGTATTAGATGCGATGCTATAGAACTAGACCTATACACCGATAACTACTCAAATGGCATAGTTGCAGCTTTAGACCTCGATTACTTTGATCCTGTGACGATTACAACTAACCAGCCGGGCGCATCCACTCTTACAAAGACACTACAGGTTTTTGGCGTAAAACACTCAATTACGCCGAATAGTTGGCGTACGACATTTACCACACTTGAGCCCGTAATAGACGGGTTTATTTTAGACTCAACCCTATACGGGGTATTAGATACCAACGTATTAAGTTACTAAGGAGATAGACAAATGGCAGCTGGATTAGGCTTTAAGACATTCACTACAGGTGAAGTTCTAACAGCAGCAGACACGAACGGATATCTTATGCAGGGTGTTCTTGTCTTTGCATCCTCGGCAGCCCGTAGTGCTGCTGTCACTTCACCACAACAAGGGCAAATGTCTTACCTTAAAGATACAAACAGTATTGAGTCATATAATGGTAGTGCTTGGGTTGCAAATAGTCCTAAACTTTTGCAAGTTGTACAAGGAACAACGACAACCGAAACAACTATTGCAAGCACAACATTTACAGACTCAGGTTTATCTGCAACAATTACGCCTTCATCTACGTCTAGTAAAATTTTAATAACGTACGTACAAAACGTTTTATTTTCTAGATCTTCAACGGCTATTGCAGTGAAATCTAGATTATTAAGAGGTGCAACAGCAATTTACACTCCATCAAATGATCTTGGTACGACAGGCGCAAATATTAATTCACCTACTTCAATGCAGTTTGCAGATAACATTCCTGGAACTTATTTAGATAGTCCGAACACGACCTCAGCAACTACTTATAAAACTCAAGGATGTGTGACATCAACAGCAAACAGTGGAACATTATCATTTCAACAAGCTAGTGCAATTTCAACAATTATCTTAATGGAAATAGGTGCGTAATGAGTTACTTAGTCAAAGCAATTAAAAAACTGCATCCAGAGGCCGAATTTTCATTCATTACTGATGATTACTCGACTATTAAATGGGATGTGTTAAATGGCGATGCACCTACTCAACTTGAAATTGAGCAGGCAATCGAACAAGTCAAGGCTGATGAAATAGCAGACGAACTTGCAAAGACAACTATAAAAACTGCTTTGCTTAAACGTCTTGGTTTAACTGAAGATGAATTGAAAACTATTCTCAGCTAATGGAGACTAGCTATAACGGCTGGCAAGCCTCAAAAGACCCTGAGGAAATCCGCATAACAAGCTACAAGGTCGAGGGTACAAACCTAAAGCTGCGATGCGCTGAGGGGTGTGGCCCATTACTAGCAGGCTTTACTGCCGAGTTTAATACTCTTATCGAGCCGGTAGAGGGTGGTGTGTTCGATGACTGGTCATACGCCTACAGGATGGTTAGAGGTAGCGAGGACAAACTAAGTTGCCACTCCTCCGGTACAGCTATAGACCTTAACGCGACTAAACACGCGCTAGGTAAAATTGGTACTTTTCCTAATGAAAAGGTGCCAATGATCCGTGCACTGGCAAAGAAGTACGGCCTCAAGTGGGGCGGCGATTACGTAAACCGTAAGGATGAAATGCACTTTGAAGTAGCAGTAACTCCGGCTAAAGCGGCCGAGTTAATTAAAAAGTTAGGACTTAAATAATGCCAAGTACAGCCCAGGTATCAGTAACTACTACGGCCGCCATCGTAGTACCGGCTAAAATCGGAGATCAGAGCGTTTATCTACACTCCTCGAGCGGTACACTTTATTTAGGTGGCCCTGATCTAACTACCTCTAACGGATACAAGTTAGATAACGGCGACAAACTTTCAATGATGGTGGGCGACCACGAGGCTCTATACGCTATTACGGCAAGTGGCACTGCTAACTTGTTTGTGATGATACAAATAAACTAAGGGCAGAAACGAGGAAACAATGACTGAACAACTCAAAGCTGCAGGGCTCTCGTACTTGAGAGCTGCTATTAGTTGCGTGGGAGCCCTTTATCTCTCAGGCATTACTGATCCAAAAACACTAGCTAATGCGTTTATCGCAGGCTTAGTTGGTCCTTTGCTTAAAGCTTTATCGCCTAGCGAAAAGCAATTTGGCGTAGGCGCTAACTAATGCGAGCCCTGATAGGGGCGATTTTGGGGAGTCTGCTCCTATCGGGGTGCGGTTATCAGGGATGGGTAAGGTATGAGTGCCAAGAGTACGAAAATTGGAGTAAGCCCGAGTGCCAGCCGCCGAGCTGTGAGGTACTTGGTACGTGCACAAAAGACCTCATACCCGAGGAAATCTATGAGCCGTTTAAGCCCTGAGGAACTACACGCTCGCCTGATAGTTTTTATCGGTGCAACCCTGGCCTTTGTCTTTGCTATGTCTGTGTTTGGGATGCTCTACGCGCTTATCTTTGTAACCCAGCCGGTAAGTGCGCAAGCTCCTAATGACCGCGCGTTTATAGAGCTGCTTACTACTCTTACGGTTTTCCTTACCGGCTCCCTGGGTGGCGTATTAGCTAGTAACGGGCTTAAGTCTAAGCCTCGCAAAGAGGAAATACCTCCCAGCGTGTCGTAGGCATATTGTCGGTGGGTGGCTTTACCCTTATGGTGTACCACTAACTGCCGAGCCGGGCTATGCTCTCAGGGTTTAGATCGTATCGGCCTTATCAAAGGGCGTAAGACAATGAGTACAGCACTAGAGATACAAGTGTTAATTTATATGTTTATAGTTGCCTCGATTACAGCCGTGCTTTTCTATGCAAAAGGCTTTAACGAGGGCAAGAAAATCGGCACACAAATGGGCTACCGCCGTGGCGCTAAGTCGGTGCAACAATGATTACAACAGCCAAAGCCGGAGTGTTTTGCGATTACTGCAAAGATGCCTGGGGCGGTCGCCGAGTTAATGGCGTATTTACCTGGCACGAAAAGGCTCAGCGCCAAGCAGTAGTAACTATTACCTCAGTAACAATTAAAGCTAAAGGCACCGTGCGCTCCTATTGTGGAGAGTGCCGTAATCTTGTAAGCAACTGGCCGGATGGCACTGTATTCCCACTAGCTGAGCAGGTCGAGGCAGCGATTAAAGCTGAGTCCCCTGTACTCAAGTTTGGAGTATCACAATGAGTTTTCTCGATAACTACGAGGATGTAAACAGCCGTATTAAACGCTTTAGATCCGAATTTCCAACCGGGCGTTTAGTCGCTTATATAGAGGATGTAAACCTTAAAGAGGGCTGGATACTTATTAAAGCTGAGGCGTATCGAGAGTATGAGGATCTAGTGCCTAGCGCCGTAGATTATGCGTATGGCAACGTGACAACGTACCCGGCTAATCTTAAAAAATGGTTTTGCGAGGATACGATTACGTCCGCTTACGGCAGGTGTATAGGGCTGCTAACTCCAAGCCTGGAACACAAGGCCCGGAGCACTTCTCAGGATATGGCACGCGTTGAGCAGCCTGTTAGTACACCCGATTATTGGAGTATTGGCAAAGAGCCCGAGGGCACTGCAGTACCGCTAGCAGCCACAGTAGAGGGCTTGGCAGGGCAACTAGGAGGCGAGGTTATAGAGTCATCTCCTATTTGTAACCACGGCCGTATGATTTACAAAGAGGGTAAGAGCTCTAAAACAGGCAACCCTTACAAAGGCTGGACATGTCCCTCAAAGGTTAAAACGGATCAGTGCAAAGCAGTGTGGCTGTAATGGGCGAGATTACATATATCAAACACGGGATAGCTACAACTATTCATACAGACGGCTCAATTAGTAAAGAGATTACCGAGTTATGCGACTCGTGTAATGAATATATGCCACGATCGGGCGGACTAGCTGTAACAGTAGTCGGTGGCGATGAGGTGATGTGGCAGTGCTCACGGTGCCGGGGCTAGATCGTGTAGTGCTCGACCACGAGCAGGAACGATTAGCTCACGAGGTAGGGTTTAAGTGGATGCAGGTCAAAAACTCTCATCCTACAACCCAGCACGGACAATATAACCGGGCTCTTAATTATCACGAAATGGTGACGGAAAAGTCCGAGGCTATGGGTGCACAAATAGCTGTAGCTATGCACTTTGGCGATACGGCATATAACCCACGATGGGATGATTTCCACGATGGGGCAGATGTAGGCGGCAATATTGAGGTAAAGCATACGCAGCACACCGGGGGCCATCTCATTATACAAAATAGGCAAAGGCCGCCTGAACGGATGCGAGATATAGCAATACTGGTCATAGGTAAATCACCGGTTTATTACCTCATCGGCTGGATGCCAGTAGCTATGGCCATACACCCTAAATATAAAGTCCACTGGGATGAGAATTATTGGGTGCCTCAGCGCAACCTATTTGAGATGAAATACCTTAAGCGGTCGGACTATGGCGACTCTACGTTATAGCTGCAGGATATGTAAGGCTGTTAAGGATCATACAAATATAACCGAGTTCGAGAACCTACCGCCCGGGGTGCTTGTCGTTGAGTGCCTAGGGTGTGGGGTTATGGGTGTACAGCTTGTGGATAATGAGGAGGTAATTAAAAATGCTTAAAGTAGACACAATTTATAACGAGAATTGCTTAGATACAATGGCCAATATGCAAGCCGGCATAATTGACCTAGTAGTGACCTCGCCTCCATACGATGATTTACGCGATTACGAGGGTTACAGCTTTGACTTTGAGGCTATAGCTCAAGAGCTGTATAGGGTAATAAAGGATGGCGGTGTAGTTGTATGGGTAGTTGGAGATGCTACAAAAAACGGCTCGGAAAGTGGCACGAGCTTTAGACAAGCTCTGTATTTTATGAATATTGGCTTTAACTTGCACGATACGATGATTTACCAAAAGAACTCAAGCAAGTACCCATCTCGGCCTGACTCCAATAGGTATACACAGATATTTGAGTATATGTTTATATTTAGTAAGGGCAAACCTCAAGCTAATTTAATATGCGATAAAGCTAATAAATGGGCTGGCCACATGGACTGGGCCGGTAAAATTAAGCAGCCTGTACGAGAGTTTGGTCCTAGAGTTAATATATGGAGCTATGTAACCTCGTTAAACAGCACTGGACACCCAGCTCCTTACCCTGAGGAGTTAGCCCAGGACCACATTATGACGTGGAGTAATGAGGGGGACCTTATCTATGATCCGTTTATGGGCAGTGGTACTACAGCTAAAATGGCTATATTAAACAAACGGCATTACATAGGCAGTGAGATTAGCTCCAACTATTGCGAGCTAGCCAATAAGCGTGTGCCCTGGATAATGCTATGAGAAATGCTGAACAACCTATGAAACGATATTTGACTAACCTGATACGCTCCACACTCGCAGGCGAGCCGCTAGGGCGGGTAGCTCGCAGGCGAAGTTTGGTGCTATTGGCCGGTCTATGTGTAATTGCAATTACAAGTATTACGCCCTTACAAGCGGATCAAGATAAGCTATTAAAAACGTATGAATATAAAGCGTTTGCAGCTTTAATAGTCAATGATAATAAGCAGATGAGATGTTTAGATAAGTTATGGATGTTAGAGAGTAATTGGTCACCTACTGCAAAGAATAAGAAAAGCAGTGCATACGGCATACCTCAGCTACTTAAGATGGTAGAGCCAAACCCTTATAGACAAATTATACTCGGAATAAAATATCTCGATCATAGATTTAAGGGCGATATATGTTTAGCTCTTCACACTCATAAGATTAAGGGTCATTACTAATGCCTAGAAGTATTAGAGGCGTGTGCCCTTGTGGTGCACCAGTGCGATCTAAAGGCAGGACTGAGTACGGTCTAAAGCTATGGGATCGTGTGTGTTGGAGATGTAGAGAAAACGGGTATAGATCTCATAAGAAAAACTATTGTGAGATGTGTGGGTTTATAGCTGTTCATCAGGTGCAATTAGATGTAGATCATATAGACGGTAATCACGCTAATGGAGACCCCTCTAACTTAATGACCTTATGTGCTAATTGCCATAGGCTTAAGACACAGAGAAACAGCGACCATATGCCAGTCAGACAAGCATCAGTATTCAGTAATGCACAGTTGGTTATGTTCGATGAGTAAGAGACAAAGACGAGTTAATGACCCCAGAGATAGTAGGGCTTGGCGAGAGTTACGTAAGCGCATACTCGCAAGGGATGGTTACGTATGTGCTTATTGTGGACAAGATGCGAATACAGTAGATCACGTGCTCAGCGTTAAGAGCCATCCTGATATGGCTATGAGTCAGGAGAATTTAGTTAGTTGTTGCAAGCGTTGTAACAGTATGAAAGGCGCACGCTCAGAGGCTGTTTTTTTAGCACGCAAGTTCACCCCCCCTGCCTTTCCTT